ATATTCAGGCTACTATTGATGTTGATTCAATTGTGAATGTATATGAACTAATGTACAAAGCAAAGCTATCAAGTAGTTCAAATGTAATTACAAAGTATGTACGCACAAACATTATCCCACAATGGGCATTAATTACTATCATTATCGAAACACTTATAATCGGATTGTATATCTACTTCCGTATCATATTTCCTAAATAATCTTAATGGAAAATAAAACTTATTCGCAAGTGGTATCAGATGCTTTTGCGATATTTAAAAATGAAGGAGTTAGCAAAGGTTTAGCTTCAAGAAGGGCATCGGAAGGTACTACCTTTAATCCCGAAACAATCCGTAAGGGTATTCAAAAGATGGAAGCTAAGGTTGCAAGACAACAAGATAACCCAGGGCTTGCAAGACATTGTGAGGAAAGAGGGATTGATATAAATGGGGTTAGCTTATATTGGGATAAGACAAAGGATTACTCGGTTGCAGTTCGCTTAGACAAAAACCAAGTAACTTATGAGAATCTAAGAGATGAAATCATTGAAAAGATGGATGCTCACTCTCCTAAATATCCAAACATTGAAAGAGATTTCTTAGTTGATGGGCACTTACTTGTTGTTGACCCTGCCGATGTTCACATTGGTAAATTAGCTACCGCTTTTGAATCTGGCGAAGATTACAATTCTCACATTGCGGTTAAGAGAGTTCATGAAGGTGTTGAAGGTATTTTGCAAAAGGTAAAAGGCTTTAATATTGACCAAATAATGTTGGTTATTGGCAATGACATCCTCCATGTTGATTCACCTCGTAATACTACAACTTCTGGTACATCTCAAGATGTTTGCCAAATGTGGTATGATAACTTTTTAATGGCAAAGCAACTTTATGTTGAGGTTATTGAAAAGCTAACAAGTGTAGCCGATGTTCATGTAGTATTTAATCCTTCTAATCATGATTATACTAATGGTTTCTTTCTTGCTGATGCAATCAAATCTTGGTTTAGACATTCTACCAACATTACATTCGATTGCTCAATTGCACATAGAAAATATTACCGATATTTTGAAAATCTTATTGGTACAAGTCATGGCGATGGGGCGAAACAGGCAGACTTAGGCTTACTAATGGCTACGGAAGCAAAGAAAGAATGGGGTGATACAAAACATAGGTACTTCTATACTCACCATGTTCACCATAAGACTTCTAAGGATATGATTGGATTAACTATTGAATCTCTAAGAAGCCCAAGTGGGAATGATTCGTGGCATCACCGCAACGGTTATGGTGTAGGTGGTGTTAAGGCTATTGAAGGTTTCTTGCACTCAAAAGAGCATGGTCAGATTTGTAGGATAACACATATTTTTTGATACCTTTGTAATGCGTTCATCGTGTTTCATTGGGTGTTGTGGTTTGGTTAGCAAGGTCGGGGAATATCTCCGACTTTTGCTTTTATAAACAAAAATACCCACCAACAAAGTCAATGGGTATTCTACTTAACACTATGAAATCAAACTAAAATCCTGGAGATTGATAAGCGGGGTTTAACTCCCTAATCTTACTCGTTGCTACATCTATAAATAAATCAGCAGTTCGGGTGTCCCCATCTCTATTTTTCATGAAAATGTATTCTATTACATTGTCATATACTACATTACTATTCCCTTCTTCTTTTGCTTTTTCGTACTTATAATAGTCATCTCGGTATAAACCAATAACTACCGAAGCATCTTGCTCAATTTGACCCGAAGAACGCAAATCAGACAACTTTGGTCGGTGAGAGTTTCTGCCTTCCGATTGGCGATTCAATTGTGCTGCACATAAGAATGGAATATTTAACTTCTTTGCCAATTGTTGAATCTTCTTTGAAACAGAGCCTACTACTGCCGTTTCATCGTTACTTCTTATTGAACTATCTGTAATTAGTTGTAAGTAATCCACAACTACCATGTCAATCTGTTTTTCACGGACAATCTTTTGTATTAAAGTGGATAGGTAATTAATATCTCGGTTTGCCCCATCATACCAAGTTATAGGTAGCTTTTCAAGGTTAGTAACCGCTTGCTTTTGGATGTTGCTAAATTGGTTAATATCAATTCTACCTGTTTTGATTTTAGAGTAAGGAGTTGAATCATCCAATTGCCCACTAATCATTCGGTAAATCAAGGATACAACAGGCATCTCTAAGGATAAGAATAATACTTTCTTATTCATCTCTCCTGCACATCGTGAATGTTCAAGAAGGCAAATAGTCTTTCCTTGCCCAGGTCGTGCAGCAAATAGGATAACATTACCCTTTAACCAACCACCTGTAACATTATCTAAGATGTTATATCCCGTTGGAACTCCTGATAGGCTACCATTGGTCATTACATCACCGATATTCTCAACAGCACAACTTAAAGCAGACTTCATGTCCATAACTTCATTTGTGTCATCTTGAATAATATCGGTAGATGCAACTTTATTTATCTTATCAATGATTGAGAAATAATCTTCGCCATTTACTAAGGCATTATTTACTTCTCTACTCATTGTAAGAATATCTCTTTTACCTTTAAGTTCTGCTAAGTAGTAGATAACCTCTTGTGCATTTAAAGGAGTTCTTGTTGTAGAAGCCATCATTACATCTACCCAATCATTGCTTCCTTTTGATTTTAAGCGAATAATAATATCAGATTGAGCGAATGTACCTTTTTCGGAAAATAATTCAACACAAGTCAAATATACTGCCTTGGTTGTACCGAAGTGAAACACATCAGGAGTGATAATCTTTTGGATGTCTTTTGTGTAGCTTGGGTGATTCATCAAAAGGGCTAAGATTTCCCTTTCTGCATCTAAATCGGTAAATGCTACTTTGTCTAATTGCTTCATAGTGTTGTTGTTTTACTAAAACTTGAATGGGTTCACCACATTTGGTCTATTAATACCTCTTGGCATATACCCTTCATCTTCCCAGGTGCGTTGATTAAGGTATGTAACGGGGTGCTTCCTAAACTTAATATCTGGTGTTGATTTTAAATAGTGTGGCAAAGTTTCAAATATTTTCTCAATATCTTTCATTGGTAGCTTTAAAAACTTTGTTTTTGCATCCTTTGTGCCAATCTTTTTGTCATACATCTCCCAAAACTTGTTAAAATGCTCCTCTTTTTGATTTACTTCTTGAAGTATCTCCTGGGCATTCACTTTTGGAATTTGAGGGATTGCTATTGGTTTATCAATGTGGTAAATTAATTCTAACCCTTCCGTTGCACTTAACTTTGTTTCATTAAGTGAATCAAGTAATTCTTGGTCTTTAATTGCGAAGTGAAACTTGCTTAATAATTCTTGCAAGAAATCACCGAGTGCTAATTGTTTAGTTTTCATTGTGTTGTTCGTTATACCAATCTTTAAATTTCTTAATCTTTAAAAATGATGCGTGTTTTTCACGATTCTTTGATAGTTCAAGCCTTTGCTTCCATACTAATAATGTCAAATGGGAATTAAAAATAGTTACACCATCAAAACATTTAAAATCAATCATTTCATCATTATTTTGAATAAAATCATTTACCCAATCAATTGCCATTTGGTAATATTCATCTTGCTTAGATTGCTCCATTTTGCTTAGATTTAATTCTATCTATTTTAGCTTTTAAGTTTTGCCTATCACGAATTTCGGTTACATCGTAAATCTTTATAAAATTAACCATGTGCCTAATAACCAATCTTCTTTTGCAATCACAACTAAAACTCATTGTTACCTTATTGCCCACTTTAAAGAATCTTTCAATAAGTTTTGTGTTTGAATAGTCAAATGAGCAACCTGGGCATTTTAGTTCATCCTGTATAATTGTTGCTTTTCTATTTGCCATAAGTTTCGTTGTAATATTGTTCAGAACTAATTACATCATAACCCCACTCCGATGCAGTTCCATTACCATCACCAGCTTCATAAGCATCTACTATTTGCTCTTTCTCCATTTGTTTAGCTTTTTCTAATTTGCTCATTACTGAATGAAATGCATCAAACCAATCTACCCCATCTTCAATCATCCAAATAAATTGTTCTTCAAGCCATTCTACAGCTGTTTGTTTAGTTTCCATTGCATTTATGATTTAGTTTAAATGTATCAGTTTTGCATCCGTAGTAATAATAAGTTGAATCAAAGTCATCGTGAAAGCTATCATCAAACTCACCAAATTTATATTCCAAGGGTATTTGCGTGTTCATCATCTGAGATTTTAAACTCCATGACAAAATAGTTATAAGCGATAACACTAATAGGATTGCAATTGGGTATCTTTTTAAGTTCTTCATAATCCTCTATTAGTTTTTGTACTATTAAACGATTGTCTTTGAGTGCTTTTTCTTGCTGGGTTAGTTGCTTTGCCATTGAGTTTATCGTAATTAAGATTTAGTTGTCTAAGAAGGTTTTCACCGTATTGGTTATAAGTAACTCCTAATTGGTTTATAATATAACCTTGTTCATTTCATTGTATTTCTTGTTGTGCGTTCATTTGTATTATTTTTCGTATGGGTCAGTTGTTGTCATTTCGAGTCCTGCACTTCTCCGCCCTTGTGAGCCTTTAGAGCCTGAAATATAATAAGTATTGCCTTCTTTCTTAAAAAAATATCCTATTTCCCATTCGCTTGGAAATTCATTTCTTACCCAAACAATATCACCTTTATTTGGCAATTCTTCAGGTCTTTCTTGGGAGAAGCCTTCAAGAGTGTATTCGGTGAATGATAACACTTTTCTTGGATAACCTCCTTCTGATGGATATTGTCCATCAAATAAATATGTATGTTGGCATTTTGCATCAAACAACACCTTAATAGCACATCTGTTTAATATTTGAACTTCAATAACAGAGCCCCAACCATATTCAATATCAAACACTCTATCTCCTTTTTTGAAAATTGTATCCATAATTAAAATAGATAAGAGTTAATGTAATACTGATTAATGTCCATGTAAGAGTTCACTCCGAAAAAGTTATTATAAACTTCTACACCTTTGGCAACCTTAGTCCAACCATTTTCAATAAACTCATCGGAACATTGAAAGAATCCTAAGCGATTACTTCCCTTTTCAATAACAATAAATGCCATCTTCTTGCCAAATAATTGTTGGTAGATTGCAGCCTGGGAATCGTAATTATACTTCTTAGCTGAATACTTGAAGTCATCTAATGAGGTTGTAGTTTTAAGGTCAAAAATCATATCACCATTGATAATGTCAGCCTTCCCCTTAAAAGGCAGATTCATAATCTCACCTACCATTGGGACTTCGTATTTACAACCATTATCCCAAACTAATTTAGATAACTCACGATTGTTTCTTAAAGCCTTAACCATCCAGTCCACTTCATCAGCCTCTTTAGTCAAAAGCATAAAATCCATACCTCTATCTTTGCAAGCATCTTTGTATAAGTTTGTTGTTCTGGTAGAAGCATCAACTAAAGGGAAGTCCTTTAATTTGTGAGGCTCTAATATAGCTTGATGAAAATAATTTCCCTGTAACATAGCCAAAGTCTTTTCAGTTGGCACTCCAAACATCTTAGGATTTCTAAGTAAGATTCCAATGTCTGAATTAGATAGATAGTTACGACCTACTCCATTATAGTATTCGTTGTCATCTTTAAGCGTTTCAATAATGTCGGGTGTGTTCATTTGGTTTAGTTTTTAACGTAGATTAAAGAAAAATTTATAGCGTCTGCTGATTCGCCTTCGAATCCTGCATTTTCTTCCCAATTAACTTTCGAGCAAGTAAAACCATTGCTATCAATAACCTGCTTAATTTTGTTTAATTTTTTAGGGTTAGTGCATCCATTGATAGTGAACACATCAACTCCGTTGATTAACTCAGACAAATCACCCTGCTTATGATTAGAAACAAATGATTGACCATTAAGGCTGATGATCTTTGTGATGATTTTTGAAACTGAAAGTGTCATTTGGTTTAGTTTTTAATTGGTTGTGGTACATTGGTTTAATAAACAAGGTGAAGGGGTAAACCTTCATTTAATACGTTGCAAATTTCATCTTTCCGATTATCCCAAGTTTGCTGAA